AATAATATGCTCAGAATTACTTTTTTTTAATAGCGGAAAAACAGCTCCTGATTGCATAAGGTTGGGGCCAGCAAATCTACTAGCTACATCCGGATCTTTTGACATAAATCCAGCTATATCAACATCGCCATCGCTGCCACCAAAAGAAGGGAATGGCGTTGTTCTGTTTATCTCAGATATAACCGGCCCTTTGTAATCACCAGATTCCTTAGTCCAATCGTATGGGTACATTCCTTTATAAAATGTATCGCCTCCAAACTCCGCCCTTCTTTTAGCAATGCTTTCGGAATCCATCGGCAACTCGCCAGAAACAATCCTCTCAGCAACGGACTCAGGGTATCCACGAGAGACGTACCAATTATAGATATCGTCATACAGCCCTTTGGCTATCTTTGGAGATTCTGTAATTAGCTGAGTCAGTAAGCCCATTACTGTCCCGCCTTCTCTCTTGCGTAGCGCAGCGCCATATCAATGAGCGCCTCGTTAGATACTCGATTACCTGTAAAGGCGTCAATGCCAGCCACGTTCTCGTAATAGTCTTGGATAGAATCCTCTGGCCGACTGTCATAATGACGGTATTGATACGCCCTAGCCATTTCCTTAGCGACCTCTGGCGTGATGCCTTCTCTTGCGGCCCAGTCGTATCCCCCAGCAAAGTTAAGCGCCATATCCAAAAGACCCCGGTCAACGCGAGGGCCAAGCTCTGGATACTTTCGCTGAATCCTATCGCTCATGGCTTGAGGGAAGCTAATATGCTGCATGACATCAATGGGGTTTTTTATTACGGTCATGGGATTTGACTCCCAGAGCGCATTAAAAAAACCATAGTCCTTAAAAGGATTGTCAGCCATACAAGCAAGCCAGAGAGTGCGTGGGACTCAATTATATCACGCTATACCTCGGAGATTCCTTCTGATTGGCTCGCCCCAGTTTGAGGTCTTACGGTATCCAACAGCAAGATATCGGAATGAATCAGCACTGTGACTAGACCAGTCATGACTAGGGCGACCCTTCCACACCAGGTTCTTATCGTCATACTCCCGGTGATATGACCTAAGCGCCTCAATACCATGATCGCACCTCTCAGCGTCAAACCAGCATAACGGCAGCATTGACCTCACTGCCTGTATTCCATCGTCCACATTAAGCTGTGGCGCTATCTGAATGTTGTTAAGCCCTAACCCTTGTAACGTCTCAAGCCGCGACTTGCCAGTACCTAGTTCTCGGACCCTAACGTCATGCGGAAGAATGTGCTGATCATAGACGTATCCTTTGCTTTGCAAGACCCGGACATAATGATCCAAGCCAACGCCAGACGCCTCATAATGGTCTATCAGTCTGACCTCTGGGCCAATAAACTGGGCGAACCATATCGCGGTTGTATCACCTATCCCCAAGTCCCATGCCGTCACAACGCCAGAAGATCGCTCGTAAGGAACCGCCGTAATCCTACCCTCAGCGTTAACGTCTCGCATCTCAAGGGAATAATACGCGCCCTCGTGATGTGTCAAGAAAGACCCTTCCCAGACATGATCGTAGGTCTCTGGCCGCTTGTTGAAGTCCTCTAATCGCGCCTGGTTCAGCACGTTAGGGAAGAATGGGTTCTCATCCCAGTTAATAGAGATGATCTTGCCGTCGTCTGGCGTATTCTCCCGGAACCGCTTATGCGTCGCTGATAGCTTGGACTCTGGGTTCCATGTCACCCAGCACTCGCTGTTTTCCTCACGAATCGTGGGGATTAGCTTCATCCAAGCCGTCTCGCTAACAGTCTCAGCCTCATCCACCCAACACAGTAATATCCGGGCCTTAGACTTAATGGAATCGAGGTTCCTACGCAGACCCGCGAATACAAAGTCTACGTTCCGGTCTTTTGAGCGAATAAACGTATCCCCTACCTCGTAGTATGCTGAGAGGAAATCGTGCGATTCTATGGCCCCCCTGACCTCCTCAAAGGATGAATCAGAAAGACTATTCATAAACTCACGAGCGCATAGGATTTGTCCCTGGCGTCCTTCTCTTCCCCACATATAGCCCCGGACGGCGGCCATAATTGCAAATGACCGCGTTTTACCTGATCCCCGGCCACCATAAGCGCAACGGTAGCGAGCCTCACCCTCAAAGAGATCCACCAGCTTGGGTGGTAGCTCTATCCCGGTCTTCACTTCTTGGCTACAAGCTCTATGATCGTAGGCAGGTCATTACCACCCGAGGTAACGTCTACCTCAATGGCCTTTAGCGCAGGCGTCGTGTACTTGGCGATCTTCTCCCACGCCACTACAGCATCCTTCCGATCCTCAATATCCTCGCTCTTTACGGCTGCCTTGTGTATCTCTGCGGCTTGCTCAGCCATCTTAATGATGGGATCGAAGTCATCCCCATAGATATCTTTGAGCCGATTGAGCAGGAATTGCTTGTTTCTGTTAGGTGAACCCTTTCTGCTAGGCATACTTTGTACTTAACCTTTTGACTAATTTGGTTAAAATTTAACCACAAGTGACGTTTTTTGTCACATTGTGACTTTATGGGTCAGGATGCGGTATCGGATGCGCCCAATACATTCCGGTGATTAGGCTTGTCCTTACTTCCCCGGCGTTGATCTCTTGTATGGACATCGGCCAGCTTTCTACCGTCCCATCGCTAAAGGCAACTAAATACGTACCCTCAACGTCTGGCATCTCACCGTAGGCTACTGGTCTCCAATCCAATACTACCGCCTGCCGCATAATCTTCCCCTATGATTTCATGCCGTGGATGGCTAAATTGGCACCCATGAATACAAGCCCCTTGCACTTCATTTAGCCTTCAGACGCCACGGCTCGCCCTTGGAGTTTTGGGGCTAGAGTTCTTCGTACTTAATAATCTCTAAATAATTCCCTTGATGCTCATCGGCAAACTTAGTCCTTAAATCAAACAGGATAACCACATCCGTTTTAAAACGCTTTGCCATGCTCTCAGCAGCCTCAAGCGCATATTTTGCGTCATCGACCTCAAAGTCTTCAGCCATCCAATAAAACTGCCTGGTCACTAAGCCACCCTTATTGCGGATCAAAGAATTGATACATTGTACATCCTTCAAGACCTGCCGATATCAGCAACAAGACCAGTATGGCTGCGATGCCTTCATGCTTTAGGTTCATGCTAATCTCCGCAAAAACACATGATTAAAGTCCATGCTAATCTCCGCAAAAACAAGGAATGGTTTCATCGCCAGCCAAGTCAAGATGGCTCTGTCAACTTAAAGCTCACTAGCAAACCTCCGCACATTCTTTGATAAACGCGACCCAATGCGTGTTAGCCTTTTTGCCGCTACGATGACCATATAGAGGCCTTTCTGGTGTTAGCGCCAGCACATCTTTTAATGGTATATCTACCTCGTTCCACTTAAAGATAAGCGTCCCGCTTGGCTTGAGGACGCGAAAGCACTCCTTGAATCCAGCCTCTAAATCTTGCTTCCATGTGTTTTTATCCAGCGAGCCATAGCTAAAGCCGGTAACAGACTTCATAGAGATACCCCTAACGTGCGGCGGGTCAAAAACAACGTGCCAAAATGAATTATCGGAAAAATTCATTTTCCTGAAGTCGTGAATGACGTCAGGATAAACAGCTTTCCTACCCGGGTTTGTTTTGCAGTGGCTTACATCAAGTTCGCCTTCCCTGCAATCTGCGAATACGGCTCTTTTGTCTTGCCTGTCAAACCACATCATACGACCGCCACAGCAAGCATCTAAAACCGGCGCAGATTTCATCGGCAAACCTCTGAATAGTTGCCGTTATAGTCAGGCCAACCATTCTCCCCATTCGACTTGAGGTATAGCCGGTGCATCTCGCAGTAGTTCTCTACCCTTTGCTTCGAGTCCTCGAAGTCCCCAGTCATCACCGCCAGCACTAACAAAAGGCTCGTCACCACTAGCGGTATCACCAATACATTCCTCTCCATCACTCCACTCCCTTAATTTATTTCTTATCTTTGCGATTGCTCGCTTTTCTATTGCCCAAACTACCTGCCGGGTCACGCCTAACTCATCCGCAATCTCTTGCAGGCTCATGTAGTAATCATCATCCGGCAGTTGTCGTTTCACGCTTCGCTTCCTCTACCAACAAATCACGGTATTTTTTCCACGACTCTTTGTCCTCTATCACAGACTCTAAGAACCGATACAGCTTGCGCTCCATATAACGATGCTTCATAAGCTCAACGGCCATAGACAACTGCTGCGCGTGATTTAGAGTTTTCCAATGGAACTTTTGGCTCACAAAGGTCTCAAGCAGGTGGTCATCAATCGAACGGAATGCCATTCGCTTCCCTCCACTCTGGTGAATTGTAGTCGGGGCTGGCCTCGACCTCCCTAAACTTCCGGATAAGATCCCGCATTACTGACTCATCATCCTCAAGCCTAACGATCATTGAGAAGGTGATAGCCCGATACATGGATGCCTTGGCCTTATAGTGTTGTGCCTCTGTCATGCCTTACTCCCTAATAGTTGTTCACCACAAAGGAATAGTCCCACATCACACCTGTTGTGTCATCTAACATTTAGTTATAAGTCAGTTGTAGCTTATAACCGTATACTCTGGGTCGTTTTCAAGCATTTTTAGCTCTTCGCGGTAGTGTTTAGCGATCTCGGCCCTGAGCTTTTTGTCCGTTTTCATAATCCCCCTAGCCTTCTCCCTCAGAAGCTCCATATGCCCCTCACCTAGCGTGTTTGTCAGCCAGTCATGGAAAGCCACAGGATTTTCCGTAAAGTGCCTATGATGGGCATGGCAGAGCGTCACAGCGTTATCTAATGACCACCTCACCACCTTTGATCGCCTGCCGTAGATGTGGCAGCACTCCAGGGTGTCTGGCCTGCCGCAATAAAGGCAATACTCATCCCTGGCCCTTACGCACTTGCTAAACCAAATATCTGCCGCATCTCGTTTAATGGACATTATCAGGCTCCGCTATTTCCACGACCTCAAGGTCAGTCATTAAACATGACATCCATAGATCAAAAAAATCGCTAATTGTCATATTTATTGTGATGCCCTCAGAAAACGTATCAGTGTAAACAACCGTTAATTTTGGGT